TGTGATGAGCGCTTACACCGCGCCCTCAATGATTTTATCCATCGCAAACATCTCAATCGAGCGTACCGCCTCGCCGTCGAGCTTATAGCTCTCTGATACGTCGGTTGCCTCACAGCTCGTGTACGTGGTGCGATGACCGCCATCAAGCGACTCAATCGTGATGCGTCCGTCCTCGATGCCGCCCCAGTCGATATCGCCATTTTCGGGGATCACTACCTCGACCGATAGCGTGATCGAGCTTGTGGTTTTAGTCTTTTTACGCGTGCGACCTTGGCGGTTCATTGTTGCCACAGGCTTTTTACCCGTGACCGTTTTGGGACTGGCGCTGACGCAGTCATACTCTACGCCGTCTACGGTGAGTACGATTGTGCCGACTACATCTGCATTGCTCATGATTTATCCTTAATATACGTCCAATGTGGTGTTAATGACGTGCATACCACGCACCCAGTGACTAGGAATACGCGCATCCACTGCCGTCTTATCCGTCTTGCTTTGCATGACAGTCAGCTGGTCTTTAGTCGCTTGCACATGCTCGAGTATCTCCGCATCGTCCATTTTTTGGCAGCGGTCGAGGAACAGACTACGCAGGTCACGGCGACTGGCGGCGGTATTTTTACGGCGCGGATTGGCACCGACAGCGGCTCGCAGATCGCGTCGTACATAACGCAGTACCAGCGCGCCGTTAATGTCGAGCAGCAAATCATCATCCATGCCCGTTACCGCGTTGGTGCGATAGGTACTAATCAGGCGCACAATCTCAGGCTTATTATCAAAGCCAACAGTAACCATCGCCACGCCATCGTTTAATGCCTGCTCGATGCGCGTTTTGGTTAAACGCAGACTGCCATCAACCACAGGCAGAGCGGGCAGCTTGCAGCCGTTAAACGGTAAAGCGGGGTCAGACTCCGCCGCGATGGTCGCGGCGATACTGGCTGCCAGCTCAGGCTCAAAGCCAATCGCACCGTGATAGCAGACAGCAATGATTCGGTAGCAAGATTTGACAGCAGGGTAATTGGCAAATGCGGTAGCAGCATCGACGTCATCAAAGGGCACGATAAGCACCGCGTCGTTTTGCTCAGTCTTAGACGACACAAAGTCCAAGTGTTCGACCCACGCATTTGCTATCGCTTCGTCTGTGATGGGCGCGTCTAGTGCAATGACTGAGTGCCCGTGTGGGGCTAAAGTTTGGTTATGCATAGGTTTTCCTGGTTAATAAAAGTTTTATTTAGAGAGCTGGACAAGTGCCCCAAACAGGCTTATTAGCGGTGGGCAGGTAATCAACGCCATCAAACATACCAACTGGCTCAGAGAGAATATTTGGAACACACCAGTGTTCCAAAGAGGCAATAAACCGCTGGCAACCATTGAGCATATCAATCATGTTGTCGACCTTACTTACATTCCAATTACCTATGTCACTATTAAACTGATAACTGCCTTTAAACATGCCTTCCATATTTCTGACATTACCGACATCCCAAAAAGTAAGATGCCCCATCTTGTAGCACTCGCTAAACATATAACTCATATCTTCTACATTGCTAACATCCCATCTGGAAATATCAGATGGCACACCTTCGTAACACTGGAAGAACATATAAGCCATGTTTTTGACTTTACTGACATTCCAGTCAGTTAAAGACCAATAGCCATCGCCATATTCAGAGCTAAACAGCCCATGATTGCCATCGAACATACTCCGCATATTCTCTACATTGCCAACATCCCATTTGGATAAATCGCAGTTAAATTCAAATAGCCCACCAAACATATACGCCATATTTTTGACTTTACTGACATGCCAATTTTGGATGTTCAGTCCATTGCGCGGCATTGATGCCTCATAGAACATATAGCTCATATCTTCTACATTGCTAACGTCCCATGCTGATAAATCGCTAGTCATAGAGGAGGTCATGCTCAGCATGCCTGACATATTGCGAACGTTACTTACGTTCCATACGTTAATATCGGCTGAAAAGCTGCGACACTCTCTTAACATACGTGCCATGTTCTCTACGTGGCTAACGTCCCAAACTGAGATATCTTGATTAAAGCCCTGACAACCGTTAAACATATCGCTTAAATCGATCAGCCATTCAGGGATGACGTCAGGTACGGCTGGCACAGGATGTAGGAATTTGAAACGGCGGATACTGCCTGCGCTACCCCAGTCTGTCAGTGCGTGTATATCTGTTGCCAACGTGTCGATACGCGATTGGGGTGTAACAGATACCGTAAATGACGTGTTGAGATCAGTGTATGTATGCTCTACGCTGTCTGTATAAGATTGCACCTCGCTGCCATCACCAAAGTCAATCTCCGCCTGACCGCCCTCAAATTGGATAGTAACGGTTAAGGGACTGTCAAATGTTTCGGCTAGCAGCGTTACGGGTGTAACTATTTCAGGTGGCCACGGTTCTGGTACGGGGTCCAGAACCGTTACTGCTTTCCCACCATATCAACGCCCACCCCCTGCGATACGCTTAGCGCCGCGCTCATCATACGTCCAGCATTAGAGTCAGCACCGCTCACCGCATCTGCGCTAGATGTATCATAAATAGGTGTAGGCGTAGCCGGTGCGCCAACATCGCTAGTCACAAATACAATGCTATGGTTTTGATTGGGCAGACCCGTGCGCTGCGTCTGCGTATTGATTGCGGTATACATACCTGGCGTACGTTGCATGATTATTCCTTTTTTTGACTTAAGGGTTTAAAGGGGTTAGATTAATTTCATCTTGCGCCAGCATGCGCGGGGCTTCATTTACATTGCCGTCACGGTCAAAATACACATAGTCCATATTGATCGTCTCAATATACGGCACATCCGCCTCACGGTCTGGGTCAGAGATAGTGACGCTCGTATGGAAGTCATACGCGAGTACCGACACCACTTGATCGCGCGTCTTAGAGTTAAACAACATAGTAATTTCACCTGCGTCCAGCGGATCGATAGCGAGTCCCATGCGGTTACCCAGCAGCGCATTTTCGACCAACTCCACCAACTGATAACTGCCGACATTGAGCATAGTGCCATCAAGCTTAAATGCGCCTTGGCGGCTTGTTTCCTCACGTCGTCCACTATTTGCTGCAACCAGTACCGTAAAGACGTAATCACGCTCTCTTTTTTTGGCACCCACCTTTTTAGGCTTGCCTGATGACTTAAACGTTACCCAAATCGCGGGAAATGACGCCACTACTTGTGCAAACTCATCAGGCGACTCAGCATCAAAGTCACCAGCATAGCTTTTGATACCACGGACAAATCCACCACCATGCTGCTGGTTATATGCGTGTAGCGTGTCTTTGATTGCTTGTTCGATTTGCGCGAGCACGGCTGATCCTTAATACTGACGGCTAATATTGAGAGTTACCAAATACGCTAGGCCGCCCTGATGTCATCTGCGCCAGATTGACGCTCGGCATGGCGTTGACCTCACTTGTGCCCGCACCGATACCAATTTTTCCTTCATTGACCAGCTTTAGATTTTTGACAGCCAGCTCATAGCGCTTTTCGTCGCGCTCAGACACGCGGGCATTACCGAGTGCCACATGGTAGCGGGCAATATCACAGGCCATCATTTGTACAAATGGCGATGCCAAAACAGTGGGCACATGCAGCTGCTTGGCAAGATAAGCGTCTACTTCCGCATTAGCACTATTGATAGCTGCTTGCAGCCGCGTTAGATTAATCTCACCCGTATATGGCGGCTCAGTGTCGGTAATCTCTACCAAGTCCTCATTACCAAAGCGCGTAATCATCGACTCTATCGTTGCATAACTGCCCATCGTGTTATTCCATGACTTGGTTAAAAATAACAATATCTAACGCTAGCGTTTATGCGTAGCGTTAGAGCGCTGCGTTAATATGACTTATTCATAACCTTTGAGCATCAACTGCCAAAAGCCGTAACCTGCGCCATAGCGAGCTTCAGCGCCAAACTTATACGTACGGCGCATAAACACATCAGGCGCGTTTACATCCGTCTGCGACACAAACACCGGCTTTTTACGCTCTTGTAAAATAAGCGCTTTGACAGGCATTGAGGTGTCTTGCAGATACCACTCGCCCACGTTGATATCATCAATGACCAGCAGCTCTGCCGAACCTTTATAAATATTTTGGTCACCGTTTTCTAGCTTGTCAGCGGTCAAAAGCGTACGTGCCGTGTCTTCCAAGTCCGTACCCACGATAAGCAAGTTTGGCTTAATCTTAAGGCTACGACCCTCTTCATCAGTGATGGTACGCATCTTAGTTCGCGCCACACCATAGCTGGCTTTGGCATCGGCAAGGGTTGCCGCGCTC